CAGCCTCGCCACGTCTCTCATCAGCGCATCGACAGTTCCCTTGTAGTAGTCGGAGAAGTCGTTCTTTGAGAGGTCGTAGCCCGTCCGCTTGCTCACCTTGCCATTGAGGGCTTCCTGCAGAGTGTCCGTCCACGTGCTCGTCAGCGGCAGGGCGTCGCCTGTCCGTGTGAACGTCATGCCCATGTACTGCGCTACCTGGGCATAAGAACCTTCCGACCCGGAGCAGATCAAGCTGCCTATGATCTGGTCGTTTATCGTCAGATAGAACACACCCGTCTTGTTCAGGGTGTCGACGTCCGCGAAGGCCAGCTTCTCCGGCAAGCAGTCCGACACGTCGCCGAGGGCGATGTCTATCTGCTGCTGCGCGTAGTCGTTCATGAAGTCGTCGAACGTCTTGTTCTCGTTGCCGGGCTGCTGCTTCCATACGTCGTACATGTTGTACGCGCGGGCCTCGGCCATCGGCACCAGCTGCATGTCAATCTCGTACTCGGTGGTGCGGTTGCCGCTCACGATGTCGAAGATGGTGTTCGCCAACGAGTTCTTGCCGACGATGCTCACCACGCCACACTCGATGCTCCTTGTGTGCACGCCGTTCTTCGTCAGCTTCACGTCCACGGCGTAGTGGCCGATGGGCACCGTGTAGGGCACACGCATCAGGATGCCGTTATCGGCCTTCGACGAGATGGTGTAATCCTGCACGTAGCGTCTGCCCAGGAGCGACACCAGCGCCGGTTCTATCTCGTCGCAGTCGGTCAGGTCCATGGCGCGCCGCGTAGGCTCGCCGTCCACCAGCACCGTCTCGTAGAGGTACACGCACAGGTTCACGTCGTTGCCGCACACCCAGCTCAGTCTGTTGTTATTTGTTGCCATATCTTAATAGTAAAAGCCTCCTTCAACTTGTTCTTCTATCATCGTCTGGATCACGGTCAGATCACTGCCCGTCCACACGACGTTCGTGTTCGTCCACGTACCGGCCGTCTCGCATTTCCAGATGTAGGCCGTCTTCGTGCCGCTCACGGTAGCCTCCACCACTGCCCAGTCGCCCACCTTCGGGCTCGGCCACTTCGACTGCAGGGCCGCCTGCGTGGAGTAGTAGCCCTTGCTCCGGTAGGTGGCTGCCTCCAGCAGGTCGATGGCGTTCTTCAGCGATAAAAAGTTGTTGTTGGCTCGCTGAGCGCCTGTCTGGTAGTCCCCGGTCATGGGGATGGTGTTCATATTTTGCATTACGATGTCCTGATTCTCAAGTAACCGTTACTGTCTTTATACACCTGGCCGATTTCCAGGCTGCTGCTGCCAGACGGCAGCCCCTTCAGCACGAGCGCGAAATAGTCCGCATCCGACCATAGCGAGGTCCGGCTGTAGAAGGTCGAATGGGTCGTGCCGCTCGTGTCCCAATCAAGCACGAGGCCGTTGTAGGCATTCATCGTCAGCCTATCCAAGCCTGGTCCATCTTGCATCTTGAACGTGGGCTCCACGCGCCAACCGCTCGAACCTCCGCCGACCGTCGCCGTGAAATCACCGAAGCGGATGTACTCCACCGCCTGGGCACCGGATACAGGCGTGAGGTCTGTTTTACTTTTCACCCAGTCCGGACCACTGATGGAGAAGACTCTGTTGTCAGCGTCCAGCTCCATCTTGTACAGCCCGTCCTCGCCGAGGAACTTGCCGCCACTGGCATACACGATTCCCCTCATGATGATGTCCTGCAGTATCGCGCGCCCGCCGTGGGTCACGACGAACTTGGCCATGTTTGCCAGCTCCGACGCGGTCGGCTGATAGGTCGGGTCGCTGGCATAGGCGGCGATGGTCGAGATGGCCTGCTGCATCGTGCCGCCGCCCCAGAGGAAGGGACTGTCGTCGCTCACGTTCGAGCCGCTCATGCCGCCCGTCTCCTGCGTCATCACCTGGTTTGCGTAGTTGCCCACGCGTATCATCTGCGTCAGGATGAGGCCGCCCAGCGTCGTCGTCGAGGCGTTGCCGATGGCCTCCATCAGGTAGGCCAGGTTCTTGTAGTAGGCCAGGTACTTGTTGTTGTCCTCAGGGCTCGGCACCCAGTCGTTGATGGTGATGCTGCCGCGCGCCAGGAATATCTCGGTAATCGTCGCCGTGCCGGTGATGGTCAGCACGGCCGTCGTCAGGGCTCCCATCGTGAACTTCGCGCTGCTTCTCGTACCGGCGGCCACTGTGAGAGTCTTCGACACGCCGCCGATGTTCACCGTCACAGTGCCAGCGGCGATGCCCCTCAGCGAGAAAGTGTAATTGTCGCTGCTGATGAGACCGCGTGCGATGGTTTGCACCAGGCGCCCGCTCTGCATCTTGCAGGCCACGCCCGTAGCACTGGCCACAGCGCTCACTATCGTGCAGCCCGTGTGCGTCGACCACCGGCCGAAGGGCTCCGAGAATATCTGGGTGTCGGCGTCCACGTCGGTAAGGTCTTCCACGCTCTCCGATGAGTACAAGCCGGTGAAGCCGCCATTCACGACGAGGTTCTCCACGCCGGTGCTCAGGTTGTCCACGGCCTGCTGCGCGCTGTCTGCCGTTCCCTGGGCCGCATCGGCGGCATCCATGGCATCATCGGCAGCACCTTGTGCGGCGTTGGCGGCGGAAAGCGCGTTGGCTGCATCCTGCGCCGCCTGCGAAACCGCGTTATCCAGCCCTGAGAAGATGGTCGTCAGGCTGCTGCCGTTAAACGTCGACGAGCTGTTCATCTGCACGCGGCCGGTGATGTCCAGCTCTTGCGTCTGTGAGTTGTAGCTGACGTGCCCGTTCTGGTCACCGACGAAGAAGTTGCCGTAGGTGTTCGAGTGGAACACGCCGGTCGTCACGTCATAGCCCTCGTCTTTCACGGGCGAAGGCAGTGAGAAGCTCGAGATGCCCTGGTAGAATTTCATCGACGGGGCATCGGTCTCCGTGGCCGAGAGGATGATGGCACTCTGTCTGTAGGGGTTGTCGTTGCCGGTGTAGCCCAGCTGCACGATATTGTCACCGGCAGACGGGGTCATGCTGCCGGTGTCCTTCTCTCCGTCGGCGTTCGACAGCACGATGTAGTCCTCGTCTACGGCTATCACCTTCCGCCAGTAGTACTTCGACGTGACGTACTTGCCGTTGCTTACGCTGAAGGTCTGGCACCGCGCCAGGTCGCCCACGACGAACTCCTGGAACACAACCTGTGTTCCGCTTGTGTCGGTCGTGTCGAAGAAGCACTTGTAGCCGATGACGTTCATCGAGGTGTCGGTCAGAGGAACGACGCGCGAGCACTTCATGGCAGCAGCACTCAGGACTATCTCACCGCCCACGTGCTTCAGCTCCTTGATCGAAATTTCGCGGAACGACGCGCTCTTTCTCACGGTCAGGTAGTCGAACTCGGCCACCGAGTTTCCGTTCTCGTCTATGAGCACGGCGCCGCCTCTTCCGAGTGCTCCGGTCTCATACTCGCCGAACTGGGCACCCTTCTCGAAGTAGCTCATCGCTTTCGCCCGGATTCCCTCCAGGAATGTGATGAGACCCGCGGCCGTGTCGGCTACGGTCTTCGAGAGGAACCGAAGGGCCATCGTGGCCCAGTCGGTGGAGTTCTCGTCGAGGTTACCCGCAACCGTGGCATAGTCTGCGCTCTCGGCATGCGCGGCCTCATCGGCATAGCCGCCGGAGCTGCTGCCACCGCCAGTCTGCTGCACGATCACCGTGCCGCTGCCGTCGCCTCTCCCTGTCCCGGTGTCTCTCGGGGTGTCGTATTTGTTGATTTTCATCGTCGCCGTTTTTCTAATATAACACCGTTTCCGTTAATAACACAAGGGGCTGCACAGCACTTGCCGCACAGCCCCTCGCTCCGGGTCGCTGCCTTACTTTTTCTCGGCCAGCCGCACCTTGCTGGTGTTCATCTTCCAGTCAATGCTCTGCTTGTCCATCACAAACACCTTGCCACTCAGTATCTGCAGGCCGTAGTCGTACGAGTCGGTCATCTGCAGGCCTGCCCTGAGCGGCAGCGACAGCACGATGCTCGGCGTCGAGTACTGGTTCACCAGTCGGTAAATCAAGTGCTCCTCTTGCCGCAGGCCAGCCGTTCCGGCCAAGCCGTCGTACGACTCCCACAGGTTCTCACCCGTCTGACATGCCCTGTTGTACATCTTGTTCACGTACTCGAACGACGTGCCGTTCAGGTAGGCGGGAGCCGAGTAGTTGGGCTTCTTGTTGTCCCACGTGCAGATCTTCATCTCGATGTCCGACATCTCCTGCACGCTGCCGTTCTGGATGTAGTTCACGTACCTTGTGTCCGTGTTCTTGTCCACGCTGTCCGGATTCGCCACGGCGGCAATCACCTTCAGGCCGCTGATCCACACACTCTCCAGCCGGTTGTCCTTCACCATGTGGTGAGGGTTGTAGATGGTCAGCTGGGGCCGTGCGAGCGTCAGGGGAAGGCCGCTCAGCGGGATGGCGTAGCCTTCCTCGTCAATGCCCTGCTCGTAGTTCACTGTGTTGCGGAAGTTGAAGTCCTTCCCGTAGAACTGGTTCGCGTCGAGACCGCCGTCGGTGTCCTGGGAATTGCCGGTGTCGAGGTGGTCGCTCTCCGAGAACGGCAACTTGAATTTACAAGCGGTCGCCTGCCAGCTCGTGCCATTCCAGTAGCGGTCTCCCATCTTCAGCTGGCAGGGCAGCCACATGCGGTCGCCGAAGTTGTTGTGGCTCTTGTCCTGCACCTTCGTGTTCCCGCTTGGAAAACACTCTGTCGTACACATGCAGCGCACCGCGCCCTGGATGATGATGTAGGCGTCAGAGCCGCCAAAAAAGGCGTCTATCTGGCTGGCACCGCTTTCTATCATCGGGTACTTGTCGTAGTTGTCGTCCATCTCGGAGCGCCCCTGGTCGGAGGTTCCGTCGACGCTGCGCCAGCGGATGCAGATGTAGTTCTTGTAGTTCACCTGCGTCTGTTGCGAGTACTCGCCCACTCGGTTCACGGCAGCACCAACGAGATACGCGCCGATGTAGTTCAGCGTCCGGGTGTAGTTTGCGGCATCCTGTGTGCTGTCCACGAGGGCGTCCTGGGTGATGGCGTACTGGTGCAGCGTGTACTTCGGATTCACGAAGTACTTCATGTAGCACTTGTACTTCGACCCGTCAACCTCGGTCATCACCTTCAGGTGTCTGCCCGCTTGCGTCGTGCCCATCACCTCAATCGTGTAGACATGCGGGGCCACCAGCGGAAGCATCTCGAACTGGCCGCTCTGGTCGGTGTCGGTCGTATTGGTCAGCAGGCCGGTGTCGAACACGCTCGGCACGATGTCCTCGAAGTCATACAGCGAGTCCTTCACCGTCACCTTGTTGTACACCTGGTCGAGGCTGATGCTCGAATCGTTGCCGCTGAACTGCGAGCGCGTCACCGTGTGGCGGCCGCCCACCGTCGTCAGGGTTCCCGTCGTGCCGCCGATGGTGTAGCGGTAGTACTGGTAGTTCCCTGCCCGTAGTGCGTCGTAGTCAATGAAGTACACGCTGTCGCCCACCGCCACGGCGGTCACGCCCATGTAGCGGCACACCTCCTCGAGCACGTCCCTGCACGTCCAGGCCACGTCCTCATCTGTCTCGCCGCTCTTCTTCTCATCGAAGAAATTCTGCTCCGAGATGTACATCTTCGACAGCAGCTCTGCCGTGCCTGTCGAGGCACGCTGGGTGTTCGTCGAAAAATAAAAGTCGCTGTAGGCGTGGCACTGTGCCAGGCACTTGTTGATGATGTCCAGGAAACTCACCAGCGAGTTCTCGCCGCGCGGGTAGGGGAAATACTGCAGCGTTGCCAGTGCGTCGATGGCCTCCACCTGAATAGTCTCCCGCTCATAGGCGAAGCCCATGTCGTAGAGGTTCGGTGTCACGTAGCCGGTCCAGCGGGTCGTGTTCCCGCTCATCAGCACAACCTGCACCTGCTGCGCACCGGCGGCATACAGGTTCATCATGTAGTCGCCTGTGCGTATCTGCACCGTCGCGCGTGAGTACTTGCACGGCCTGTACAGCTCTGAGCTGCCGTCCATGGCCGTCACGAAAGGGGTCGCGCCGAGCGTCACGTCTATGGGCGTGCTGCTCTTATCGCCGTTCACGTTTATCAGCACCGTGAACAGGGTGTTTGTCCCCATCTGCCTGAACTGTCCTCTGTATCTCATGTCGTCTTAAATTTTGCCTGTCATGTTGCCGTAGTTGCCCATCACGCCCACAAGGTCGCTGCCTACCACGCGCAGCCGCACCTCAGGCATGGCGCCTCCCATTCTGCCACCGCCCCTCACAAGTCGCCACAAGCGTGCCTGGTCGTTGCGCGTGAACACGGCCTCGCCGGGCGTGAGCATGGCGGGAACGGTGTCGCCGGAGCCTGCGCCCCTCACGATGCCTCCCTGGTTAAAGCCCTGGATGGTCGAGATGAGGGTGGCCACGGCGCCGAGTCCTGCGCCGACGAAGGCCAGCCAGCCCCACGGGCCGAGACTTGCCGCCTGTGCCGAGGCCTGCGCGAAGCCGAGGATGATCTGACCGATGGCGGCCAGCACGGCACCGGCCTTGGCAATGGGGCCGTCGGAGCCCATCTGCTTCAGGGCGTCTCCGAGCACCACCAGTCCTGCGGCGGCATCCGTTGCGCTGATGTTCCCGTCCTGGAACAGCTTCGCCAGCATCGAGAAGTCTTCCACGACGCCGCCGATGCTTCCCGACAGCGACTCCTTGAAGTCGGCAAGCTGCTGCTGCAGATTGAGCATGCGCTGCAGCTGCTCTTCGTTGAAGTCGTCGAGTATCTTGCCCAGGTCGGCAAGTTCCTTGCTGAGGTCCTGCTTCTTCGGCAGGCCCACGAGCTCGGCGGCGCTGACACTGATGGGCGACTCGCGCACCATCACTTCCTCGAGGCTCTTCTTGAAGCCTTCCACCTGCTTCAGCTGGTTGGTCAGATCCAACTTCTTTGCGAGGTCATCCTCGGCATTGATTTTCTGCCAGAGGCTCCCGATGAGGCTATCCACCTGCTCCATCGTGTGCAGCGTCTCGGTGATGCTCTTGGCCTTGCCACCACCGCCGCTCTTGCCGCCACTCTTGCCGGAGCTCTTGTTGCCGTCACCGACAACCTCGTTCACTCTCGGAGTGGTCTTCAGGATGGTCTTATAAAGCTGCACACCGTCGAGGGCGTTCTCCCATGCCGAGCGCAGGGCGTTCACCTGTGTGGTGTAATCCTTGAAGCTAATCTCGCCTGTCACCTGCTTGGCGTAGAGCTCGCCCATCTTTGCGCTGAGTGCCTGTGCCTTCGCCTCCTCGGCAAGCATCTTGCAGTAAGCGTCACTTTGGCTGATGAGGGTGTTCTTCCAGTCTCGCAGCGTCTTGTAGTGGCCCATCTGGTCGCCGTACTTCTTGTTCAGCTCCTCGACGAGGTCCTTCTCGTCCTTGGCCGTTCCGACGAAGTTCGTAATCTGATGGACGTACTTGTCGAGCTCCAGGCGGGCACCCATATAGCTCTTCGCGCCTTCACCGTTGGCCTCTTTCACGGCCTCTGTGGTAGCCCGCAGCAGTTCCAGCTCATGGGCAGTCTCCTTGGCGTTGCTCACGAGCTCTGTCATGATGCCCGCAAAGATTACGGCAGCACCGGCAGCAGCCACGAACGGCAGGGCGTTGATGGCGGCTGTCAGCACCGTAGTGGCAACAGTGGCACCGCCCTCGGCAGCAGCCAGGCCAGTGGTGGCCGTAGCGGCGGCGCCTTCGGCAACAGCCTGCGCACCGGCTCCCGTAGTCAGCAGCCCCTTCACGGCGGCGTAAGCCTTGCCCAGCAGCGTCGACTTCGACGTGAGGCTGTTGCCGATGGCCTGCACCGAGTTCAGCAGTTGCTGCGCAGCCATCATCTTCTGCATGGCCTTCGCAGCGTCTTCGCTCTCCAGACCGAATACCGACAGCGCGGCCTGACCTGCTTGGAAGGCACTGATGCCGTCTCCCAGCGCGCCGAAGGCCAGCGTCATGTTTCGCGTGTCGTTGGCCTGGGCGTTGATTTCCTCGGTCACGTCACCGATGGCGTCCTTCAGTTCACCGGCACGCTGTGCCAGCTTCTGATATTCAGCGCTCGCAGGACTCGCGCCGTTGGCAAGCATGCTCGTCATGGCGTTCTGCACTTCGCGCAACTCCTTCTTCACGTTGGAGCTGCTCTTCTTCACGCTGTTCACAATGTCGTAGAAGGACTGCTCGGCCTTCTTGGCACTCTGCTCCATCGACTGGTCGAAGGAGGTCATGTCCGCGCCTACCCTGATATTCTCGTTTGCCATGTCGTCACCTTGTTACTTTGTTACCTTGTTACTTTGAAAATTCGCTTCCTCGCGGGCCATCATCGCCTCGAGGGCATCCTTCTGTGCGCGCGTCACCTTCTGCTCACTCACCTGCTCGTCCCACGGGAACTGCATCTTCGGCTCGCCCTTGAACCAGGCTCTGTGCAGGTAGCCACAGATGAGCCGCGTCTGCTCCCAGCTCTCGCGCCCCTTCAGGTACGCCTTGTCGATGAGAGGCTGCATCTCGTAAACCTCCATCTCGTCGAGCACATACTGTGGACTGAGGCCGAGCTCGACCACCATCACCTGGTAAACCTCAGTCCAGCTCAGTTTTTTCCACTGCCGTCACCCTTCTTGGGCTTCAGGAAGGCTGCCTCGGCCTTCAGAGCATCGGAGGCGAACTCCTGGAACTCCTTCAGCAGGGCGGGGTTCTCGTCCATGATGTTCAGGAACTCGTCGAACTCCAGCTTCACGCCCTTCGTTCCGGCGAGGAGGCAGCTGTAGAAGTAGATGTACTGGTCACTCATCGTGTCCAGCGACCACATCTTCCCGCTAATCGACTCGTGCATCATACGGGCTCTCACACAATGCTTCATCGTGTACTGCACGCCCTTGATTGAAATCTTTCTTTCCATTTTGTTGTCTTGTTACTTTGTCACTTTTGTTACTCTGTCACTTTGTTACTTTGTTACTTTGTCACTCTGCTGAAAAAGCCCCACCCCATAACAACAGGGCGGGGCCTCCAGCAAAATGAAAAAGAATTACTCGCGCTTAGGTGGCGGGGGTATGGGTGATGTCACCGGTCACTGTGAGGTCACAGGTGAAGGTGGCGATCTCTCCGTTCGGAGCATTGCTCTCCAAGCTCGTGATGTAGGCGTCACCGCTGAGGCCCTCAGCGTTGCTCATCGGTACAAAGCCTGCGGTGGGAACCTCGCCGTCGCCGTCAGTGGCGGGAGTCATCTTCCACTGCACCTTCGTCTTCGCCTTCATCAGGTCGAACAGGTCGTAGTAGCTCTTGCCCTCGGCGGTCGAGCAGAACATGTTCTCCGTGTGGAGCGCTCCGTTCATGGTCGTGGGCTCGATGTCCGTCATAGCAGCGGGAGTGTCCTTGTTGGTTATCTCGCTGGTGTTCATCGACAGACTCAGGGAGCATGTGGTTGCTCCGGCAATGCTCTTGCCACCGACAAAGAGCATCAGGTTCTTACCTTTCTGATATACGTTAGCCATATCTTTTTACCTAATTTTAAGTTCAAATGTCAATCCTTGTACAAAAGTATTGCTCACATAGTCTTCGGTTCTTCCTGCAAAGGAAGACTCCATGATTTCGATGTTGCCGCCGTCCAGCTCCACCGTGCACTCGCCCATCTGCAGAGCCTTCGTCACGGCCATCGCAATCTCCACACCGTCGGTGTACTTGTCTGTGCAGATCACCACGCCTTCCAGGACTCGCTGCTCGTAGAAGTAGGCGTCCTTGTCACGGGCGGTGGTCATGCTCAGGCAGTTGTACACGACGTAGGGGTACTGCGTGCCCTCAGGGGCGACCAGCGGGTAGATGCGCGTGCCCAGCAGGGCAGCGACGTCTTCGTCGTTGGTCAGAAGCTGGTAGACAGCCTCGCCGATGTTCAGGCATTGCACTCGTCTCATAATGCGTTCTGCAGTCTTTGGTTCACGGCTCTCTCAATGTCATGTCGGAGAATGCTGAAGATGCCTCCCTCAACGGATGCACGGGTGGCGTCCATGTACTTCAGGGCGGGGGATGCTGCCACGGCTCACACC